GGCGATGGCATTACCCAGGATTACGAGGTATCAGATGTCCGGGATTTATTTATAACTAAGGCAGAAGCCGAGCGGGAAACGTTGCGAAAAAGCAGTAAGACACGAGAGGAGTATCCAGTATGACAATCAAAGACCTAGAACAATACCGTCAACTACAAAACGAGGTAAAACAGCTCTCCCTCCGCCTGGAGAATTTCCCCGATTATATTGTTTCCGATTCTGTTAGAGGCTCAAGTCGTAATATGCCTTACCAAGAGCTTATAATTACAATTACAGGAGTAGACCCGCGAAGTCAAGCCAAGTTCAATGGATTGAAAGAAAAACTAGAAAAGCGGGCAAACCGTCTCAGAGATAGTCTCATAGAAATAGAGGAGTTTATTGATCAAGTCCCTCGCAGTGAAATACGCCGCATCATTGACTATAGATATATCCAAGGTTATTCATGGGCATCGGTTTCAAAGCGAGTGTATGGCTATCCAAGTGAAACACGGGCAAGGATGGCAGTTACAAGATATTTTGCAGAAATCTAACCCTTGTGCGTTTTGTGCTATTTTAATGATGTATAGTAATAGCGTGAATTTTTATACCCATGCCGCTTGACCCGGCATCCACCTTTCCTCCAAGCCCTGTGCCCGCCAAGCATAGGGCTTTATATTTGCTAATAGAAAAGGAGCTCACACAATGGATATAAGTCTGGTAGTCCACATTAAGAAAAAAGAACTCACCATTGACCAATACTCCACTATTGATGTAAACAGGAGTCAAGGTGCCACTAATATTAACATCACAAATACAAATAAAGACCTATCCCTCAATGGCGTGTTTGAGCAGATACTTAAATACCTAGGTGACGAAAATACGTTTTCTGTAACAGTTAAACGGGAAGTAGGGGAGTTAACATTTGATACCCTCGCCGTTGACTACCACCTTAATGCCTGTGGTGAAGTGCTTCATTTCGGAGAACCAATAAAACCTTTTGAATAATGAAGAAATGGGCAGAATCATTTTATTACAGTAAAGCCTGGAAATCTTGTAGAAAAAATTACATGAATTCGCAATTTGATATCTGCGAACGTTGCGATAATATAGCCAAGGTTGTACATCACAAAATATATTTAACACCTGTCAACATAAATGATCCTAGCATTACACTTGATCATGCCAACCTAGAGGCACTGTGCCAGGATTGCCACAATCGCGAGCATTGCAGCGGGGATGTAGCGGACTTGGGCTATACCTTTGACGATGATGGTCAGATTGTGTATGCCCCCCATTTTCGCGGCGGGGTGGGAGCCCCGAGCACCGAGACGACCGAATGATTTTACCCTGCGTGTTGTGCGTGGGGGGTGTGGTATGCCATATCGCAAAAATAGAAAGGGGGCTGGATTTATGCCGACTAAGAAGGTTTTGACCAAAGATGAAAAAATCAAGAAAGAGATAAGCCGACTTAAAAGGGTATTCAAAAACTTGGACAAAAATAAGCTGGCTACCGTCCAGACCCTTATCAACATTGCTGCTTTTATCGCTATCACCCTGGAGGAACTCCAGGATATTATTAATCAAGAAGGCTACACCCAGGAATATAAGAACGGAGCCAATCAATTTGGTATTAAGCAAAGTGCGGAAGCCGAAATGCATATTGCCATGACCCGCAACTATACTGCTGTAATCAAGCAGTTGATAGATTTATGCCCACCGGCAGAAAGAGCCGGAAGTAAGCTACTAGCTATGCGAGAAAAGAGAGCATCAGCATGAGTAACCACTACATCTACGAATATCACACCAAAATACAAAGTGGCGAAATCATTGTAGGTAAGTTGATAAAAGCTATATACACAATTATCATAACCAGGCTGGAATGCGGGGAATATTCATTTGATGGTAGCAAAGCCGATGATGCCATCAACTTCATACAGACATTTTGCCGCCACTCCAAAGGCAGGGATGACTTGCTTGTATTGGAGCTATGGCAGAAAGCCATGGTTTCTGCTATTTTTGGGGTTGTGGATGATGATGGTCTACGAGTATTCCGCGAAATATTCATAATCATCGGCAAGAAGAATGGCAAGACCCTGTTAGCGGCTGCAATCATCGCCTATATTGCATACCTGGAAGGTGAGTACGGCTCAGAAATATATTGTTTAGCTCCAAAACTTGACCAGGCAGCACTTGTATATGACTGTTTTCACCAAATGATTGAAAAAGAGCCGGAGCTAGGGGACATTTCCAAGAAACGCCGTAGCGATATATATGTGTCCGAAACTAACACAAAAATAAAACCCCTTGCATTTAACTTTAAGAAATCAGACGGATTCAACCCAGAGTTAATAGTAAACGATGAAGTAGCAAGCTGGAGCGGTCTGGGTGGATTGCGTCAATATGAAGCTATGGCTTCGGCTGTTGGAGCTAGATCACAACCCATAATATTTAATATATCCACGGCAGGATACGAAGACGATAGCATCTACGATGAACTAATGGCACGAGCTACCAGATTTCTCGGGGGAGGCAGCAAAGAGCGGGAGTTACTGCCTTTTATCTATATAGTTGATGATGTGAAAAAATGGAACGATATTGAGGAAATTAAAAAAGCCAATCCAAACATGGGGGTCTCTGTCAAAGAGACCTTTTTCCATAAAGAAATAATCAAAGCAGAAGAATCCCTTTCTAAAAAAGCGGAGTTTCTCACGAAGTATTGCAATATCAAGCAAAACAGCAGTGTCGCTTGGCTCAACCGAATAGATGTAGAAAAATCCAGCAAAAAGGGGCTATCTCTGAATGACTTCCGAGGCTGCTACGCAGTCGGTGGCATTGATTTATCTCAAACCACAGACCTAACCGCCGCAAGTGTTGTCATAGAAAAGGACGGCAAGCTATATGCTTTCTGCCAATTCTTTATGCCAGCGAACAGGCTGGAGCGTGGTCAACAGACCGACAAAGTACCCTATGATTTGTTTGTTAAAAAAGACATCGTAACCTTATCCGGAGAAAATTATGTAAATTACAAGGATGTTCTCAAGTGGTTTATGCATCTTCGCAATGAATATGATTTATATATCCTCCAAATTGGTTATGACCGATACAGTGCCCAGTACCTCGTAGACGATATGAACGAACATGGTTTCCGTATGGATGATGTTCACCAAGGAGAAAATCTTACGCCTGTGATAAATGACTTCGAAGGAATAATCAGGGATGAGGATTTCTACATCGTTGAAAACAACCTACTGCAAGCCCATTTTCTAAATGTGGCTATGAAGCAAAACGCTGAAACAAGAAGAAAACGCCCAGTAAAAATCCATCAATATGCACGGATAGATGGTTTTGTATCCGTTATTGACGCAATGACAGTAAGGCAGAAATATTGGAATGAAATAGGGGAATATCTTAGAAATGCGGCATAAATAAGGGGTGTAGTATGGGTCTGTTTGACAAAATTTTCGCTAATCAAATCAATAAAAAAGCAGAGGCTGAGGTGCATAAATTTTTTCAGGCATTTACGGCATACTCTCCGATATACACGACATTTGAGGGCGGGCTTTATGAAATGGAACTTGTTCGGTCTGTAATACATGCCTTTGCAGAAGCTTGCAGCAAGCTCAAGCCAAAAATCAAAGGTACCGCATATAAAAGTTTAGAAAAAACACTGCAATTTAAGCCCAATCCCTTCATGACCACCAGCCGATTTCTGTATCGGGCAGCAACGATCCTTGAAGTAAATAATAACGCATTCATTATACCCATTGAAGACGAATACGGCGCGATTACAGGATATTACCCTCTTCTGCCAACAAATTGTGAGGTGCTGGATGTAAGAGGAACTGCATACTTGCGTTATACCTTTGCAAGCGGGCAGCGGGCAGCCATAGAGCTTGAAAAAGTCGGTGTGCTTACAAAATTCCAATACAATGATGATTTTTTTGGATCTGACAATTCAGCAATACGAACAACAATGCAGGTAATACATGCACAGAACCAGGGTATTATTAACGGACTCAAAAATTCCGCTGTTATAAGGTTCCTTGCCAAGATAACTCGTGCTGTTAAGGATGAGGATATGACAAAGGCACGTCAAAAGTTTACAGAAGATAACTTAAGTGCTGAGAACCACGGCGGGGTTATGGTCTATGATGGAAAGTTCGATGATGTAAAGGCAATAGATAACAAGCCTCTAAATGTAAACCCAGCACAAATGAAGGAAATTAAAGAAAATGTGTTTAACTATTTTGGTTCCAATGAAAACATTTTGCAGAACAAATTTGATGAAGAGGGTTGGAATGCATACTACCAGGGCAAGATAGAACCTTTTTCATTGCAGCTATCTTTGGCAATGTCAGCCATGACATATACCAATAGAGAACTAGCCTATGACAACATGATTGTCTTTGCTATGAATAATTTGCAATACGCGAGCAATCAAACACGATTAAACATAGCGACATCCATGTTTGACCGGGGACTTATGAACCGCGACATGATCATGGATATGTTTAATGAACCGCATGTTGAAGGCGGTCACATATTCTATATTCGCAAGGAGTATTCTCAAATTGACAAGCTCCACGATGACCCGGACAAATCAAAAGACCCTGTGCATGATGATGAGTTCCTGGAGGATGTCGCGAGAGCCTATAGGATGTTCAGGAAAAGGAGAAAAATCAATGCCAAGACATAAGGAACGAGAATACAGAAACCTACCACTACCACTTGCAATTACAGCAAGCAGTAAGCGGTTGGACAGCAATTTCTATATAGAGGGTTATGCCACAACCTTCACGCGATATTTGCTCTATACATGGGATGGTAAGGATTATTACGAAGAAATATCTCCGGATGCTCTAGTTGGTACAGATATATCAGATGTAATATTTCAGTATGATCATAAGGGAAAAGTCCTTGCCCGGCAATCCAATGGAACACTTGGAGTCGAAGTCGATGACAAAGGGCTTTTTATTTACGCCGATTTATCCAAAAGCACCGCCGCAAAGGAAATGTACGAAGAAATAAGCGAGGGTTTAGTTACTAAAATGTCGTGGGCTTTCACCATAGACGATGAAACCTACGACAGTGATACCCGTACCTGGACAATCAACAAAATAAGAAAAATATATGATGTATCCGCTGTTAGCATCCCTGCCAATGGCGATACTGATATATCCGCCCGTGGTTTGCAGCGTAGGAGTTACGTCTCAGACTGGCAGGAGCTGCTAGGGCAAAAGGAGAAATTATTAATATTGGAAATCGAAATGGAGGTTTACTCATGAACAAAAAAATACGCAAACGTATTGCAGAAATTGAAGCCCGCAAAACGGAAATAGCCCAATTGCGGGAAAATGGTGGTCTGACCAGTGAACAGCTAGACGGCTTTATCACAGAGGTAAGAGGTCTTAATGATGAACTTAGACAAATGAGGGAATTGCACGAAAGGGATGTGCAACTTCGTGAAGTTGTGGCTGAGGGTCGCGCCGGTGGAAATCTTGACAATGTGCTTAGTCGCTTCTCTTCCGCAAACGGGCAAGGCAATGACGATGCAGACAATGACCCCTACAGTACCATATCTTACCGTAGGGCATTCATGAACTATGTACTACGTGGTACACCAATTCCCGCAGAACAGCGAGCCGGTGAAGTCACCCATACAACGGATGTAGGATCAGTTATCCCCTCTCCAGTGCTTAACCAAATCATTCAAAAAATGGAGAGCTCAGGGATGATACTACCTCTGATTGCTCGCAAAGCCCATAAAGGCGGTATGAGAATCCCCACTTCTAGTGTAAAGCCTGTCGCGAAATGGGTTGGAGAAGGAAAGGGAAGCGACAGGCAGAAAAAGCCGACTGGTGAGCTTGTGTTTGCATACTATAAGCTACGCTGCCTCGTTGCTGTTACCCTTGAGGTTGACACCATGTCACTACCAGTCTTCGAAGCACAACTTATTGCGGATGTAGTAGAGGCAATGGTAATAGCACTCGAAGAGGCAATTATTAATGGTAGTGGTGTTGGTCAGCCAAGTGGCATTCTGAGATCAACCCCGGCTGAGGGTCAACTATTAGAAATCCAAAGCCCCTCACACGATGACCTGGTAGAAGCTTTTGCAGCTGTACCTACGGCATATGAAAAAAATATCCGGTGGTGCATGACTAAAAAAACCTTCATGGCATACTACGGGCTGAAAGACGATAACGGTCAGCCAATAGGACGGGTTGACCATGGCATAAGTGGCACCCCAGAACGGACACTTTTAGGTATTCCCGTAACAATTTGCGATTATATAGCCACATATAGTAGTGACCTAGTCGCGGGCACCTGTTTTGCCTTCCTATTTAACTTCAAAGACTATGTCTTAAACACCAATCTAAACATGAGCATAGAAAGGCAAAAGAACTGGGAAACCGACGATATGGAGACCAAGGCTGTTATGGTTGCCGACGGTCAAGTAATTGACGAAAACAGCCTCGTCAAACTTGTTAAAGCTGCTTAGGGGGTGCTCCCCATGCTAAAAGCCGTAAAGCTTGCTTTGCGAAAAACTGGCAATGAGTTTAACAGCGAGATATTAAGTATCATTGAAAGCTGCAAGATTGACCTGGAAATAGCGGGCATCGTCAAAATTAAAGACGATGACCCGCTTATTTTACGGGCAGTAATTTTATACGCAAAGGGGCATTTTGGTTTCAATAATACCGGGGAACAGTTCCTCGCTTCCTATGAAGCTCTCAAAGTGTCCCTGTGCCTGTCGGGTGATTACAATGCTTGATGATGGAATTCTCACAATTTACGAGAAAATTGTTTCTGACGAAAATAGGGGTGCCTTGGATAATACACCCTTAAAAAAAATATGTACCGCATTCTATGGTGAACTCAGTTTCACTGCGGATGAGTACTACGCTGCCAAACAATCAGGGACGCTCATAGTAAAAAAAGTGCAAATCCATCAAGACAAAACCCTGGGTAATAACCATGTAATTATCCTAGACAAAACCCAGTACGATGTAGGGCGAACATTTTCCACTGCAAAAAAAGGTGTAGCAGTTACAGAAATCACGTTGGAAAGGGTGACTCAAAAATATGACATTGCCAGAGCTTCATGAAGTCTTCAAAGAAGCGAAGATACCAGTTATGCACTATAAAGCTCGCCAGACTGGCTACCCATACATTGTTTGGCAAGAGCGGAGTTCATCCTACAATTACGCAAGCGGTAAAGTAGTGCACGAGTTAATTCCTGTGACAGCAAGCCACCTTACAAAAAAAGAGTGGGATCCTACGCTAGACGAGTTCAAGCTTGTATTGCTCAAGAAAAAAATAAATTTTACAACCGTAACCATATGGTACGAGGATGATGAACTTATTGAGACAATATTCAACCTTGCCATATGGCGAGAATTGGAGGTATAGCATGAAGGTAATAGTAAGCCAATGTGGTCTACAAGTATTCACTTGCGGCGAATGTCAGGTATACAGTATTGCAACCGTAGAAAAGCCTGGAGAAAGCGGCGGTAAAGTAGTCAATGCCCCGCCGCTTTATTCCATAGGAGTAGCTGGTATAAGCTTTGGTCAATTCAAAAATATAATACAAGCCAAGGCGGTGCTTAGTGAGCTAGTTGATTTTTTTGGAAATAAGCATTCCAAGTACACAGTGCCACCCTGTGCAGAAAGCGAACTTCTTCAAATTGACGATGAGCCTGAACAAGAAAGCGAGTCGGATGCTGATATAGAAGCTAAATCCGAGAATGATCAGGATACCAATGTAGAAACCAAACAAGAAAGCGAACCTGATATCGATACAGAAACCAAGCCACTCCCAGAAACGAAAGAGGCTGTCAAGAAAACCGCCAGCAAAGCAAAACAGTAAGGAAGGTGTTGATCAATGGCTGGAAACAATGGCATGGAACAACTAGCCGGAGACTTGGAGCGCATTGCTGGTAGGGTAGCGGATAAGAGGGTCATACAAAAAGTGCTTGAAGCGGGAGCGAAGCCTATTGTTGACCGTGCTAAAAACACCATTCGACAGCATAGACGTACCGGTGCCCTTGATGAGGGTATAACAACAGAGTACAACGAAGCCACTGAAAAGCAAGTAATAGGCTGGGGTAGACGCGCTTTCTACGGTCGATTCTACGAAGGTGGTTACAGACCTATAACCGGTAATCGCAAGCGTATCAGCGGTCGATGGCGATGGAAAAACAGGCGACCTTCTGGTTTTACAATCCAAAGAGCACATATTCGACCAGCCTACGCCGCCGAGCGTGAAAACATAGCCCGCCGCATGGTGGAAACATACCAAAAAGAGCTAGGAGGTATTTAAACTAATGGAAAAACGAAAAATCGTATATATTAAACCGGAATTTGAGGTAACAATAGGTTCCGCTTATTTTTGTTTAATTGCAAAAAAGGATAATCAATCAATCACCTATAGAAATAAGGTGCTGGAAGTCCCCACAATCAAAACATTGGGATTAACCCGCACTGTGTCAGAATTAGAAATATATGCCAGCGGCATTCTCTTCGAGTATATCAACCGCACAGCCGGAGCTAATATTGCACTTAACACTGTAGCTTTACCCCCCGAGCTGATAGCCGAAATAGAGGGTGCATTAGTAAAAGACGGATTTACTTTGAGCAGCACAAATGATATCGAAGTAGAATTTGCTTTTGGCTACTGGGGTGAAAACAGCGACGGCAGCTTCACGTTTTACTGGCATCCGGTGTGTAAGCTAACCCCAACAGAAGAAAACCACGAAACACGCACAGCTGATATCCCTGTTCCGCAGCGTGGCTATGCCGTAAAAGTAATCCCTTACAACAATTTATGGCGCGTAAAGTACTCAACCAAAACCGATACCGCAGCGGGGTATATTCCCATGAAAAAAGAAGAGTTCTTCATTGAGCCAATCTACAAAGAAAACCAACTGCCCAAAAGGGAAGAGGCTGTAATTACTGAGCCAGAGGAAGATGCTGGAACTACTGAGCCGGGGGAAGAGGCGGAAGAGGAGTAATAGATTACGAATAACCCACTACAAGCTAAATAATGGCTTGTAGTGGGTTATTTCTTTTTGAGGAGGCAATATCATGACATTTGAACTGAAAAATCTTGAACCTGTAACTATTACAATCCATGGGGCAGACTACCCAGCCCGTATGCCATTCAAAGCAGTGAAGGCATTGTGCGAGATGTGGGACATGGAATACTTCGATTTGCTAAACAGGCTGTCAAATGACACCCTGCAATATAACGAACTCTTTGATATTCTTTTCATTACATTGAAAGCTGGTGGGGTGGAAGTAGCGCGAGAAGCCCTTGATGATATAGAGCACGATCCATATTTTATAACATACCTTACCAATAAAATAATTGAACTTTTTGATCGGACGCAAAAAGCAGAAACCATATTGGATATATCCGAGTTGAGTAAAGAAGATAAAAAAAAGACTCAATCAGAGAGACCAGCAAAGAAATAGGTTTTGACTGGTTTTTTCACATCAACATTGCTATGACAAAACTAGGGTGGAGCTATGAACAATTCATGGACTCCACCTTTAATTTTTATTTTGGAATTTATCAACAATGGTTGATATCTAATGGAGCAAAGCGCAAAACAGTATCGGTAACAAAACCCGAAGAACGCGAGATATTAACTTTTGACCAACTACCGGATGGGTACTGGTAAAGGCAGGTGAGGGCATGACGGGAACCGAAACAATCAGACATGCGGCATTAGACCTAGCAATCAATGGTGCAGCTGATTTTAAAAAATCCATGGGTGAAATAAACCGCGAACTAAAAGCCAGCCAAGCAGAATTAAACAAAGTCACCGCAGCATATGGCAAAAATGAGCAAAACATAGAAACTCTTTCTGCCTGTAAAAATCACCTGAACAATGCAATAGAAAGCAACCGCAAAGAGCAGCAGCTTCTAAATGAAGAGCTCCAGCGAGCCACTGAGCAATACGGTGAAAACAGCCGCGAAGCACAGGTACTAGCAACAAAGGTAGCCAATGCCGAAGCTAAGGGCATAGGCTTAGCTCGCCAACTAGGCGAGGTGACAGCCGCTCTTGAAGAGCAAGAGCGAGCCTTACGAGGTCAATCCTGGACTGAATTTGGGCAGAAGATGGAAGCCGCCGGGGAGAGAATGCAAGCTGCGGGTCAAAGAATGCAGGACACCGGCAGAACACTTTCCATGGCTGTTACAGCTCCAATCATGGCGGTTGGTGCAGCGGCAATTGCAGTAGGCGCGGACTACGAGCGTTCCATGAATACAATCCGAGCCAATACAAACATGACCGCCGAAGAAATGGAAAAGCTAAGCAGTTCTTTCCGGGCTATGGCTTTATCTGGTGACTACGGTATTTTCACAGCAAGGGAAATCGCCGCGGCATATTCCAATGTAGCACTCGCCGGGCATGATGCAGAACACGCTACGGAGTTAATGCGCACAGCTATGGTATTGGCTACGGCTGTTGGGGATGACCTAGCAAACACTGCATATTTTCTTGGTGGCTATCTCGACAAAATTGGAAAAGATGCAAGCTACGCTGAGAAATATATAAACCTTTTCGCAGATGCAAACCAGCGAACAGGCATAGGTCTTAACACCCTTCAAGATTACCTATTCCGTGCAAACGCCTCCCTGCAAGCGGCAAGTATCAGCGGAACGGAAGCAACAGCAATATTTTCGCAGTTATATCAGTCAGGTATAAGGGGAGCCAATGCCTATAGTGGGTTCAGCCAAGCAATTCAAAGTATCATGCTGCCCTCGAATAATGCCAGAGATGCACTAGAAGAGCTCGGTATAGCAAATTCGGATTACTACGTGAGTCAGGGTAGAACCCTAGATTTACTATTCAAAGTAACCGAGGCTTTGGAAGGGGTAGAAGACTCCACTCACAGTCTGGATTTAATGACAACCATATTTACCCAGGGAAGCGCACAGGCATTTATTGACGGTCTCGGAGATAACCGGGATGCGCTACAGGGAATGATTGTAGAGCTATACGAGGCTTCCGGGGCACTAGATGGCACCGGTATAGCCTTTGAAAGAGCAGGAAAAAACCAGGAGGGACTAATAGGCTCAGGTAAACAGCTACGCGCTTCCATGGAGGAGGTAAAACTACAAATAGCTGACCACCTAATGCCCCATGCCCTACGTTTAACCGAGGGTTTAGGCAATTTGGTGCAACGTTTTGCCAGCCTAGATGAAGGAACTCAACGCACAATTATAACACTTGCAGGAGTAGCCGCCGCCGCTGGCCCGGTGCTATTGATCGGAGGTAAACTCGTAACTACAGCCGGGAAAATAACAACCGGCTTCGGAAAAATGGCTACAACAATAGGCTTGGCAGGTGGGGCAAAGGATTATTTTACCGCTAAATTCCCAATTCTAACGAAAGCCACAACCGCTTATACAACCGCGAATGCAAAGCTAATGGCTACTATGAAAGGCACAACTGTTGCAACAACAGCATCTACTAAGGCATTTAGTTTAAAGGCTACTGCAATGACCGGATTTACTAAAGTTACAACAACGGTAACCGGTGGCCTAACAGCGATGAAAGCAGGATTTATTAAACTTAAAGCCGTAGTGCTTGCTAACCCACTAGGGGTAGCAGTTGTCGGGGTTGCAGCTCTGGCAGGTGGTATAGCTGTTCTTATAACGCGAGTAAGACGGGTAAGTGATGAGTATCAAGAAATGCAAGAAGAAACGGCTCGCCTTACATCACGGCAAAATGAGCTTGCAGAAGCCTCCGCAAACGCAGCTGCACAATTCAAAACAAACCAATCAGAAATGCGAGACCAAAATCAGCACCTGCGACAGCTTGCGGACAGTATAAAATACCTGACTAGCAAGCAAGAGCTCAGTGCCGGTGAAATGGAAATGCTAGAAAGATACATGATCCAGCTCAACGATAGTGTACCCGGCTTAACCCTTGCAATAGATGAGCAAACCGGATCTCTCAACATGAGTATCGAAGCTCTTAACTCCTACCTTGCAGCTGCCGAAAAGCGCGCTGCTCTGGATGCACAAATCGAAGAGCAAATGCGCCTTGAGCAAGAGGCTATAAGCCTCCAGCGTGAGGCAATAGCTGTGGCCGAGGAACGGGCAGCTCTAGAGGAGCAGCTCAACGATGGTACACGCCGCCGTAGGGCAGACAAACGCGCCTTGGAAGATGCAATTGCAGAACTCACGGAAGCCGAAGTGGGTTACAGTGTTGCTCTTGCTGCCAATGCCGATATACAAGACGTACTAACACAAAGCATTGAAACCTATTCCCAGGCATTGCTTGACCTAGAGCAAACTCAAAGGGAAACAGCTGAATCAGCCCAAGCGATAGCGGATTCCATGGATGAAGCGGCTAGTTCTGTAGATGGTGCATCCGACGCAATGACTAGACACGGTCATACACTCGAAGAATGGGAACGAGCACATGATGATGCCATTGAGAAAATTAATCAATCCTACGAGCGGTATTACCGAATTGCCGCAAGTGCCTTTAGAACCGTATCAGAAGCCGCCGCTGTTTCCGTACAAGAGTTAACCCAAAACCTACAAGACAACGCGCAAGCCGTAGAAGAATGGAGTAAAAACATTGTCATTCTTACAGAGCGGGGAGTAGACCAGGGGCTTATTCAACAACTACGGGATGCGGGGCCGGAAGCCGCCGCAACCGTGCGTGAGCTAGTAGATGCAACTGATGAAGAGCTGGACGCTCTTAACGATGCATTTCAAACATCAACTCGCATTGCTATGGAAAGTATGCAAAGGGAGCTTGACCCAGCCAGTGTTACCCAATCAGCCGATGAACTTATATACAAAGTTGCGGATGCTATTTTATCCAACCAAAGCATGGAAGATGCTCTAGTTGGTCAAATAAACAATGCATTCGACTCCTTGAGTGATTCGGTTGATACACTCGGATTCGGAAATATCGGTATGAATGCATTGCTAGGTTTTACTGATGGTATCAAAAGCAGACAGGACGATGTGAAAAAAGCTGGAGAAGATACAGGAGCAAGCCTGCTAGATGGCTTAAAAGATGAACTGGATATGTCTTCTCCAAGCCGTGCAACATATGACATTGCTGTATACGCCGGTGAAGGCATAATAAAAGGTACGCAAGATATAGAGTCCAAAGTAGTCCAAGCTGCAATTGGCCTAGCCCGCGCTTTTATTTGTAATATAGCTGATACGATAAGCCAAAACCAAGACATTGATAACTCAATACGCCGTCAAGTAGAAGATATCCGGCGCGTAGCAGATATGACCGTACAGTCCTCTAATTTTGAAAGTGTCGGTTTCGAGATATCTCAAGGTGTAGCCCGTGGGATACAAAACGGTGGTGGCATAGTATCAAATGCTGCACAAAATATGATTAATAATGCCTTATCCGCAATGAGAGCGGCAGCGGCTATAGCTTCCCCATCCCGTAAGGCTATGAAAATAGCTGACCAAATAGGTGATGGCTTGATTATCAGGATGAAGGCAAAGGGCAAGGAACTAGTGAAGGTATGTGAAGGCATAACCAAAGAAGTCATGAAAAGCTTCCATGTTGCCCCTTCCGATCTCATGAAAACGGCACAAAGCATCCAGCATGATATGAAAACCAACCTGCCAGCCATGCAACACTACGCAAAACAGGTAACCTGGTCACATCCCGTAGCCTCAGCACAACCCCCGCCACTCTCCATCGTAGTCGATATGACACGGGGGAAGTATTATGTCCGAGAAGATGCAGACATTGACAAAATAGCAGAAGCCGTAGAAAAAAAGCTCTTGCGAAAACTGGATTATGAAAGCCGGATAAGGGGGTAATCTATGACAGGATTCTTTTTTGCAAATAAACATAGTCGGGAATTTTATATGGCGATGGAGGAAGCACATAGACCACTATTGCCGGAGCGTACCCGCAACGATTACATCATTGCTGGGAGACATGGTACAGTAGATTTTAATAGTGAAACCTACAAGACACGTCCGATACCCGTTGACATATGTTTTATTAGCGATAATGTGCAGAACCTTCAAACCCTTGCCCGTGAAATTGCCTTTTGGCTAAGCGGTAAGGGTATTCTTTATTTTGACGATGAGCCAGGGTTAGCATATGACGCTGTTGTATATCAGACTGTGAATACTGAGCAGCTTATAACTGCGAAGCGGGCAACCGTAGTATTTGAATGCCAGCCCTTTGCAAAGACCATCAACTTTAGACAAAGCATCAATCCAGAAATGACCGGGGGTACCGTTATCCCTGTTGAAAACAAGGGCACACAGGCTACACCATGTTTAATTTACGTTACGAACACAGGTGATACGCCTATTACTAATCTTAAAATAACAAGGAGGGCAACAAGACAATGAGCGCAGCGAGTACATGGCTTGAATCAGCCGCATTGAACCATTTTTTTAGGAATACACCAACCACACCGCCACAACAACCATTTTTAGGTCTATTCATATCAGATCCAACCGATGGAAATATTGGAGTGGAAGTAAGCGATGATGACTATGCACGACAATCAGCAATATTCTCAGCTCCATATAAAAAAGAAAATGGGTATATGTATATTACCAACATTGAGGATATTCACTTTCCAGTTGCTAGTGTAAATCAGGGAGTCATAAGCCATTTTGGTGTGTTTACAGCCGCCACGGGTGGGGAGCTCATGGTGCATGGTGCTGTCCCCATACCACGAGAAATCATGGCAGGGGATGAAGCGGTGTACCGCGAAGGGTCGCTTGAAATTATGATCAATTAAAATAGTGGGGGATTGAAGCTATGTTTAACAGGCAGCCATTTAATAGGGGACGTTTCAATCGCGCCAATACAGGGCGGGTATACCTAGAGGGCAATGCGCATCTATGTATTTCCACGGGTGTCAAGCTGTCTGTATCACATGGTTTCAGAGGAAAAAGAGATATTGTATTTGCCATTAGAGGATACAAAGGCATACCGACATTCTTGCAAGGCAAAGCCGGCATATTAGTTGCTGTCAAAAGCGAGGAATTAATAAGATACCGCACACTTAGCGGCAAAGCGGATATTAGCATTGGTACAAGCGGAAACGCAAACGGGAGAATTTCACTAGAAGGTAGAGCAGGTATTGAGACAGCTGCATCTACAAGCCGCATGAACACAAACAAGGCTTTCCACGGAAGCAGTGAAATAATCTTTGCTTCCGTGGGTGTACTTAACCTGAGTAATGCATTGCAGGGCGATGCGGATATAAAGGTAAATGCCAGTGGTTATATAAGTAGAAATATACTGTTTGCTGGAAAAACAGAAATACTCCTTCATGCAAAAAATTACGGTACCGGAATCAGGCATGGGATACAAGGGAAGACAAATATCATTATCAGGGCAAGCGTAGAACAGATAGCAATGTTCCAATTTGAGCACATATACCTGCGTAATCTTGTCATTCCCGTAGGCGGTGAGCTACTTATTGATACCGACAACATGACAGTTACCCTCAATGGGCAGAATGTAGTCCGACATATGAGCCGCGATAGTGAATATTTCTTGCTGAGCCCTGCCACAAATGAACTTGTTTACTCCAGCAACAACGCAAGTAACAAAGCAAATATAAACATACTCCATAAAGATGCATGGTTATAAGGAGGGCAAGCCTTTGGGTAACGCAAATATACCACAGGTTTATGATCAAAACATGGATCGGGTAGCCTTTCTGGATAAGGCAAAAGACATAGGATACACAGAAGTAAACAACGACCTCTGGACAGCCCGTTTCACCCTTCCAGCCGATGATCCCAAAAACCAATATTGCCAGCCTTTCAATTATGTAGAAATCTTTGACGATAAGCGCCGGATTGAGTTATTCCGCATAGTAGACGAAGACAAAGAACGAGAAGTAAAAGGGTTTAAGACCTACCTGTGTGAGCACGTAATAGTCACGCTTTTGGATGATGTTCTTTTTCAATTTCACCAAGTAGGCAACATAGGCGTATTCACACGTGAATCAATAAACTATGTATTAAACCATCAGGCAACACGGCGTTGGAGGCTAGGACGCTGTGATTTTAACCACCAATTTTTATATAAGTGGGAAAGTGAAAACCTGCTTGCTGCATTGTTTTCTATTCCCAGACCGTTCATACAAAAATGGCATTTTACTTATGATACAACATCCTACCCATGGACAGTAAATCTTGTAAGAGCGGAAACTGAAATAGGTTGCGAAATACGCCGCAGGAAGAATATGCAGGGTATTACTCAGCATAAAAGCGTAAAGAACCTAGTAACACGGTTATATTGTCTTGGTTATGGCGAGGGGGATAATCAGCTTACAATTGCAAGTGTCAATAACGGCTTGCCTTACCTGGATGCTGATACCATACCCGAGTACGGCATAAAGCAATCAATTTGGACAGATCGCAGATTTGAAGATAAGGCAAGCCTTAAATCTACTGGGCAGCAAATCCTTGAAGAGCTCAAGCACCCATATATCAGCTACACCGTAAAATCCATTGATCTTTTTAAGCGTACAAAACAAAGTTTTGACGAGTTCAGAGAAGGAAAAATGGTACGGGTTATCGATCGTCATGACAGCATAGATATTGATACCCGCATAATGCGGGTGGATAAGCCAGATGTAACGAAGGCGGATGTAACCATAGTCATAGCCAACAAAGATCGAAATGTAGCAGGTAGTATAGCCGCCTTACAGGAGCGGGCACGCATAAATGATACCTATGCACAAGGGTCAGAAACCCCTATAATTATCCCTTTTAATGACAATGCAGAACCAGGTTTCCCGGCGGTATTCGAATTCTTCATCCCAGCCGATATGATAAACATAAACCTAGCGCGCTTGAGGGTGCAGCTTTTACCATTCCGTGCATTTTCGCGAGCTGTACGGGGTGGTGGCGGTTCGACTCAAACATCTACAAGTGGTGGCGGCTCTACTCAAACATCTACGAGTGGTGGCGGCACAACTACATCGACTGCAGCAGGAGGGGGCACAACTCAAACCACTACTCAACAAGCTCAGCAAACCCCATCGACAACACAACAAACACAGCAATCCAGCACTACAGGCAGCGGTGGGCAGCAAGTTGTCAGCGGTTCTGTTTCATTTGGTAATGGATTTATTGGAAGCACAAGCTCAGAGCAAGGGCATCGACACCTACTCCCATTTATGGGCTTTTATGGCAACATAGCATCACATGCTCATAGTTTCACAATCCCAGCCCATAGCCACAATGTTACGATCCCTGCCCATGGGCACAATGTAACAATACCCACACACCAGCACAGTATTACGATTTCTAACCATTCTCACAACATCACAATCCCCAACCATTCTCACAACATCACAATCCCAGACCACACACATCAAATTGAGTTTGGGATTTTTACTGGGACACGAGCAACCAGTGTAAGCATACGGGTAGACAATAATATCGTACCCATTACTGGAAGCCTAGATAACATAAACATAATCCCATTTTTACGCAGGGATGGAGGCGGACGCATAGCCCGGAATACATGGCACCGGCTTGAGCTCATACCAAACACATTGACGCGAATATCAGCGTCAATTTTTTTAACTATTTTTACGAATTCTAGGGGAGGCGAAAATCTATGACCGAATTTGCACCTATGTATCCCAGCGTGGCAAATAGCCCTGAAACATATTTAACAAAAAACGTGTCCGAAACAGACACAAACATATCAATCCACAGCTTAGAAGCTTTGCCCATGGTGGAAGGCGTGCTAGACCTGCCGTGCCTTCTAGTTATTGGCGGCGGCTTCTCAAACGCTGAAACCATAGAAGTAACAGATATCCAAAATAATACCCTTACAGTTAAGCGGGGATTCCAAGGGGAGGCACAAGCATGGGAACAGGGTGCTTCAATTGCCTGTAATTTTACCGAAGCCCATTACAGGGCACTTAAAGATAATGTCACAATGTTGCATGATGCAACCTCGAATATAAAAAAAGAACTCACAACGGGCAAAACAACATTAACTAAACACAAAAATGATAAGAAAAACCCCCATAATGTGACAGTTGAACAGACCCTTTCAAGCAAAGAGGACAGGGTCTTGCCTATTGAACTGGGTGGAACGGGCGTGAAGTCTATAGAAGCCCTACACGAAGCTTTGGGACTTGGTGGCGCACAAACCGGAGCCCTGATACTTGAGCAAACTATGGTAATGGCTGTCAACAAAAAATCAGTAGATTGGGCTTTTAGAATGGCTGAGCGTGGGCAAGAATTGGGTCGCATCCTTGATGATCTAGATGGTCTAAATAACGAGGAGCTAAGGCTTTTACACAATTGGCTAGAGATATTGAATAACTCAATTCCTTTTAACGCTGTTATTAACTCACCAGCTGCAATGTTCGTAATTGCTGCAAGCACAATGGCAATGGAAGCCGTAATTAACTCGCAGGTCGCAATGGAAGCCGTAATTAACTCGCAGGTCGCAATGGAAGCCGTAATTAACTCGCAGGTCGCAATGGAAGCCGTAATTAACTCGCAGGTCGCA